TGGCACCGCCGCCGTCGAGCTCGATCAGCATATGAAACGGCTCGACGCGCAGGAAGCGGTGCCGATCGTTGACCGCATGCTGGCGAACCTCGTCGCCGCCGTGCCGCCTGCGGGGCGCATCGGATCGCAGGCGCGCGCGGCCATCGGCGATGTGCGCGCTAACAGCATCAAGCTGTTGATGGAGGACGCGATCGGGCCGCCGCTCGATAATTGTTTCGATCTGACCGTGCAGTCTGGCGCCACGCTGCAGCAACTCGAATGGGTCCGTCAGCAACTCGATCTCGAGGCGCCGACAACTCTCGGGGCGACATTGATCAAGACGGTTGGCATTCGGTTTTGCCTCGCGTTCGAAACCTTCATCATCTCCAACATGACGTTCGTCAGCCGACAGGATGTGGACGCGCTCAAGCACACGATCCAGACGCCGTTTCAGGAAGCCGAAGAGATCGCCGCCGATTCGATGGATCAGATGACGTTTCAGGCGCTGATCTCAATGCATGGTGCGCTGGTCAATCATCTGGTGCAGACCGCGCGACCATTGCCGCAGATGCTGCAGTTTGAGTTTGCGCAGCCGATGCCGAGTCTCGTGTTGGCTTACCGGCTCTATGGTGATGCGTCCCGCGCCGACGAGCTCAGAGAAGAGAACAAGGTCGTGCATCCGGCATTCTGCCCGCCGACTGGACAAGCACTGTCAGCGTGAACCATGGTCAAGGCGACTGAAAAAGCGGAGCTCATCGTTGCAGGCATCCGCTTTGCCGATTGGGAAACGGTTTGGGTGCAATGTCCGTGGCGAGATGCGTGGAGCTATTTCAAGTTCACCGCTGCGGAGCGCGATCCGGTCTACATCAAGAATGTCGGCAAGGTCGCGCTCTGGACCAAGCTGCAATTCAAACCTGGCGACGCATGCCAGATCGCGATGGCGGGCCAGCTTGCGATCACCGGATGGATTGATACCCGCGAGATTGCCTACGACGCCGACACGCACGAAGTTCTGTTGATCGGCAAGAGCGATACCAATCAGGCGGCAAGGTCGAGCGTCGATCATCCAACAGGCAACTTCGACGGTCAGAATATCCTGCAGATCGGCAACACGGTTTCGAGCCGATATGGCGTGCAGGTATTGCCGGTTGGTACGGTCGATCAGCAGCCGTTCGACAAGATGCATTGCGAGAAGGGCGAGCTCGTCTGGGACTTCATGGAGCGCATCTGCCGACTGCGCAATACAATCCTTGGGTCGGACTCTCTCGGCAACTTCCTGATGATCGGCGACCACAATTATAATCCGGTCCAGAACTTGATCGAAGGCGTCAACATCAAGCGCTGCAACTGCATCATCTCGACCGCGAATCTTTTCGGCGTGCATCAGGCGGTCGGTCAGACCGCGGCGAGCGATGACAATTCCGGCACTGCAGCCAGCGAGCTCATGTGCGAAGTCCCCGGTGGCAACGTCAATCTCAAGGCGATGTTGATCACGACCGTCGAACAGCCGGTCAAGACGCAAGCGGAAGTCTGCAAGCGAGCTTCGTATGACGCGCTGTGGCACGAGTCCACGCAAATCCAGTGCACCATCATCGTGCAAGGCTGGACGCGCGATGGTGTCAATCTCTGGCGCGCTGGCGATCACGTCTATGTCTACTCGCCGATGGCGATGCTCGACATGGTGCTGGCGATCGATCGGGTGACGTACACGCAGGATTCAAGCAGCGGCACGCAGACGCAACTCGATCTGGTGGCGCCTTGGGCGCTGAAAGGTTCTTACAACTACGATTTCAGACTGCCGAGCGAACAAGGGACATAACATGCACCGCTCAACACCACTCAACACCGCAATTCGAGCCTTCGCGTCCGGTGGCGCACGATCGGTCGTCGATAAGGTCGATGACAGCAAGCTGATGCAGGAGATGGGCGGCAACTTCATGCACAACGAGAGCCGCGACAAGATCGAGGCGCCGCAGAATTATGGTTTCTCGTCGGTGGTGTTCGACGCCGAAAAAGACGCGATGGGAAAAATCCAAGGCAGCGCAGAAACCTTCGTCGGCTTCATGGGCGGCAGCAAGGCCTTCCCGGTCAGCGGCAACATGGACGATCGCCGTCACCGCATGTTCAAGCTTGAGAAGGGCGACACCGCGATGTTTCGCGGGCGCGGCGACAAGCAGCAATTCCACATGACGCAGGATGGCGGCTTCTGGACCGCGCCGCAGGACAAGACTGTTCGCATGCATTTGGTGCAGCAGGACAGCAGCACGAATTCGACGATGCAGCAGCAAGGCGGCGCTGGCGGTGGTGGTGCGAGTGCTGCAGCCGTTGGATTGAATGATGCGATCCAGTTGGCAGATGGCTCGAGCGGTGGCGGCAATGGCGGCGGGCAAAGCGGCGGTGGTCAACAAAACCGTGGACAGGAAGCGCTCTACAAGGACGCGAAGAAGTCGCCGCTGTTCGTCGAAGTCACTAAGGACAAGACGCGGATGGGCGGCAATCAGTGCCACATGGTCCTCAGCGACGGCAACACCTACGTGCATTGCCACACCGACAAGCAAGTCTATATCGGCGCCGAAGCTGGCAAGGCGAAGTTCGATAAGCTCGTGACGCTATCAGGTCCGGTCGTCAACGGCCTTGGCAAGATTGGTTGAGCCATGCCAGCGGGCTACAACGTCCCCGATATTCGGCTCGTTCAGAATACCCAATTCCCCAAATATTCCGTCACTGTGGATTGGTCGCTGTTGCCGAACGGCACGCTCGACGACACGCAGGCGCTCGCGACCGCGGTCGTGGTCGCTCTGGGCACCGACGCGCTGGCTTCTCAGATCGATGATCTGCCTGATCCAGACTCGACCGATCGGCGCGGCTGGTGGGGTGATCTGGACGCCAAGGAAATCTGGGACGGTTGGCCGATTGGTTCGAAGCTGTGGCTGATGCAGCGCGCCAAGATCACGCCGATCGATGCGCGCCAAGGTTCGACGCTGGCGACGGTCGAGGCCTACATTCGCGCCGCCATCCAGCCTTTCGTCGAACGTCGCATCTGTTCTGGTTTTGATGTGTGGGTCAGCCAAGTGACCACGCAACGGATCGACGCGCTGTTGCGCATCTATCGTGGTCCGTTGCCGGAAATCGAACTGCGCTATGCCGTGCTTTGGAGCGCTCTAGCGGGAGAGAATTAACCAATGCCGTGGACCACGCCAGCGCTCAAGGACGTTCGATCTCTTGTCCGCGACGCGGTCAATGCGTCATTGCCGGGGGCCGACGCCAACGTTCCGAATAGCGTGCTGCGTGTCCTCTCCGATAACCAAGGCGCGCTGTGTCACCTCACGCTGCAATACGTTGATTGGCTGTCGCTGCAGCTATTGCCTGACACCGCTGAAACGGAATGGCTCGATCGGCACGGCCAAATCTGGCTGGTCAATTCGGACGGCTCGACGGGCCGCAAGCTGGCGACGTTATCGGCAGGCACCGCGGATTTCTACGGCATTGTCGATGGCACGGTGTTGCCTGCAGGCACTATCATTCAGAGCTCGTTGCAGAACCCGGACATAACCGGCACGTCGGCGATGATATCCTATGCGACGCTGGCCGATATCACAGTCTCGGCGGCGGTCCCGGTGCAGGGAAACATCCGCGCGCTCGATCCCGGCGCCATTGGCAATCTCGATCCCGGCAGTTCGCTGTCAATCTTTCCTACCGTTCCCGGCGTTGGCTCTCAGGTCATTGTCGTCAATCTGACCGGGGGCACCGACGACGAAACCGACGACGAGCTCCGCGCCAGGGTTTTGCAGCGCATTCGCAATCCGCCGATGGGCGGCGATACCGCGGACTACGTCGCATGGGCGCTCGCCGTTCCGGGCGTCACCCGTGCATGGGCGGCGGTCGAGCAAGGTATCGGCACCATGACCGTTCGCTTCATGTGCGACGATCTGCGGGCCGATAATGATGGTTTCCCCGAGCCGGAAGATATCGCGGCGGTCGGCGCCTATATCGACAAGGTGCGGCCCGTTACCGTGAAGGATTGCTTTGTGGCCGCACCGATCAAACAGTTCATCGACATCAACATCACCAATCTCGTGCCCGATACCGACGAGGTCAAAGCCGAGATTGAACAGCAACTGCGCGACATGCTGTTCCGCGTTGCCGCACCGGGGCAAACCATTTTCGCCTCGTGGATCAACTACGCCATCATGAGCGCACCGAATTTGGTGTCCTACTATCTTGTCACCGACACCGATCAAGTGATGCCCGCTCCGGGCTACATGGCTGTGCTGGGGACGATCTCCTATGTCTGACCGCCATCTGCGCCGCGCTGGTAGCGACTATCGCGACGCGTTTCTTGAGCTCTTGCCACAAGGTCAGGCGTGGCCGAAGCACACGATGGACAGTGTGTTGTGGGAAGCCTGCGACGGGCTCTGCACCTATTGGGGCTATGTCGATGGCCGCGCCGCCGATCTGCTCGAGATTGAAAGCGATCCGCGAAAGACGATCGAGCTCTTGCCGGATTGGGAGCGCAATTGGGGATTGCCCGATCCCTGCTACACGGCGCCGCAAACCATAGCCGCACGACAGGCCGAGCTCGTCGCGCGCATGACGTTGCTGGGCTCGCAGTCGCGGCAGTTCTACATCGATTTCGCCAAACGTCTCGGTTACGACATCACCATCAGCGAATTTCGACCGTTCATGATCGGTATCGATGGCTGCGGGGATTGCCGAGTCTATGGCGACGGCACTTTCATGCAGGATCAGTGGGGTCGTCCGATCACCGATCCGCTTGGCCTGCCTGTTGCGAATGGTGAGCTCAGCGATTGGCCGAACTACGGGTTTGGGCCGCCCGAGATGCGCTACTACTGGACCGTGCACGTAAGCGGCAAAAACCTGATGTGGTTTCGCTGCGCGTCAGGCCAGGTTGGCATCGATCATCATTTAGAATTCGGCATCCCGCAAGATTTGGAATGCATTCTGCAGCGCTGGGCCCCGGCTCACACGCAAATCATTTTCGACCTTGGTGGTTTGAGTGATCCCGACGATCCGATGGCCGGGACTCCGTAAAGAGGAAGCATCATGAAATACAATCAGCCTTATGGCATCAGCGATCCCAATGCGCCGTATGTCAATGGTGATCCATCGGTGGGTCTACGGGGCTCGATCCCGCCCGGAGCGGCGGTCGAGTATCCGCAGCGCGAGCTCGTCAACTTCATGAACAATACCGGGCTGATCACGCCCGACAACGCCGACTTGAACCAACTCAGCAAGTCCGTGATGAGCGGGATGATGCATCACGGCGTCGATGCGGGCGTCATGAACGCGCTGCAGGTCAATCTCATGCCAGCGCCGGATATGTACTACGACGGCATGTTCATTTTTGTGATCCCTGCCTTTACCAATAATGGACCATCCACGATCGCAGTCAGCGCTTTGGGTCCGAAGAACATCGTGCGTCGAGGCGGGGGCGCGCTGCAGCCGGGCGATATGCCCGCAGCCTACAAATCATTGCTGTGCTACAGCAAAGTGCACGGGAATTTCGAACTGTATGGAATCAACTTCGCCGCGGGCGGCGGCTTCCTGCCAGTCCTGAGTGCCAACACGACATGGTTCATCAATGGCTCGACCGGCGACGATACGCTGTATGACGGCACGTCGGCGACGATCAGTGGGCCGCATGGTCCGTTCAAGACGATCAATCGCGGCAAGAATGAAATCTTCAAGTATGGCCCGAGTGTCTACACCGCGACGCTGCAAGTCGCAGCGGGCACCTATCCCGAAGCAGTAGCGACGGCGAACTATCAGGGTCCGAGCATCTACATCATCGGCGCGGGCAAGACAGCAACGTTCGTCACCGGGGCAAATAATTATCATACGTTTCAATCGGCGCACGGCAACACGATGCACGTGCAGAGCCTGTGTGCTTCATGCGGCAGCGGACAGGGACCGCCATGCTGTTTCGTTGGAGAGAGTGGCGGCACAGTTTCAACCGATGACACCGCATCATCGGGCTATGTGCCGTTCACGGTTTGGGAAGCCTATGCGGGCTATATCTCGATGGGCTCGCACACGTTCAACGCGGGCTGCTCAACCGGCATGGGCGTGTTCGGCAGCTACTTCGGCGGCTTCATCGGGCAGGCGGGCTATCCGGGTCCAGCCAAGGTGTGGACGTTCCTTGGCTCATTCAATGTCGGCGCGGGCGGGTTTGCTATCGCTTCGGCTGATGGCTCGATGGAATGCGCCGTGCCCGGTCAGACTGTGTTCGTCAATCCCGGCTATGTGACCGGCCCGAAGTTTTTCATCAACGCTAACGGTGTGATCATGACGCAAGGCCTCGGCGTCAATTATTTTCCGGGCAATCAGCCGGGCATTCAAGGCAGCGGTGGACAATATCTCTAGGAGAACCCGATGACGACTCAATTTGATTCACGGGATTGGTATTGGTTCGTCGGTGGCGACAACACAAAAGTCTATGCATCGGCGCGCAACTACTATGTCGATCCTGCGACCGATACCGATTACGGCACGTGGTCCACGACCACGGGTTTGAGCGCCTATCCGGCGAACAACGAAGGTGAGATTTGGTACTACACCCAAGCTTGGATGCCGTCATGGTGGTGGAACGGCACGGTCATGTCGTTTCCCGCGGCGGGTCAATACAGCAAAGACCAATTGAACAATTACAATGCGCTGACGCGGTTCGCCAAGGTCAACGGCGGCATGACCGCTGCAGGCATTCCGACGAAGACTGACGACTATTCGCGCAATCTTCTGCAGGGCGGCAATTCGCTCGCGCTCGCTGATCCAACCTTCACGACGCAATGGTATGGCTCCGATGGCAATTGGTATCTGGTCGATGCCGCGCAAATGATCGAGATGGCGACCACGGTCGGCAATCACACCAATGCATGCTTCAACGTATTTCACTCAACGGGGCAAGGCATCCTGACCAACACGATCACAAACCCGACGCAGATCGATGATGCGTACATAGGCCTGTAACCGATGGCGATCGTCAACATCACAGTCGAAAATGACGCCGACTTCTATCGGCAGTTCATCTATAAGACGACATCGGGCCTGCCGATTGATCTGACCGGATGCTCGATGGTGATGAAGCTGCGTCGGCATGCCGAAGATGCGACGGCATTTCTGACGCTCTCGACCGACACTGGCGAGATCGTCATCGTCAATCCAGTAGGCGGCCAATTCACGATCGAGATCGTGCAGGACAGTTTGCTTGATCTGTCGCTTGGGCCTTACGATCAATCGCTGATCCTGACCATCAACGGCATCAAGAAAAAGATGTGGTCTGGCTCGCTCGTGGTCGAGGCGGGACCGTCGCGATGACGAACGGCAGTCTGTCTCCGAGTGGCGATGTTGAAGTCGTCGCCGACAGCGATGTTGAGATCATTCAAGACCCGCTTGCTGGCGATGTTGAAGTTGGCAGCGAGGACGTTCTCACCGAGATCATCACAGGCGACCAAGGTCCGCCAGGTCCGCGCGGAAATGCGGTTCTGTATGGTCATGGTCAGCCGACACTCACGACGGGCGTCAACGGCGATTTCTACATCGATCTCAACACCGCGCTGTTCTACGGGCCGAAGATCGGTGGCACGTGGCCTCCGGGCTTTTCGCTGATTGGTCCGATCGGGCCGCAAGGCATTCCGGGGCCAGCGGGTCCGGTCGGTGCACCGGGCAACACCATCAGAAACGGCAGCGGGCCGCCCGATCCGTCGTTTGGCAATATCGGCGATTTCTACATCGACACGACCAATCACAACATCTATGGGCCGAAGAGCTCGACCGTCACCAATTGGGGCTCGCCGACATCGATCATCGGTCCCGCTGGTCCTACGGGGCCGATTGGTCCGGTTGGTCCGCCGACATGGACATCGCCGCCGACGCCATGGGCGCCGAACACCGCCTACACGATGGGACCGCCCGCTTCGCTCGTCACCAACGCGGGCGCCAGCTACGCGCCGAACGCCGGGCACATCTCAGGCACGGATTTCGCGACCGATAACGCGGCTGGCTTGTGGACGCTGGTCGCAGCGGCTGGCTCACCGGGCCAGACCATTGCACAGGTCTACGTTGGCGACACGGCGCCGACAGGCATTCAGAACAATTCGCTGTGGTGGAATTCCACGGACGGTTGCCTGTACGTTTATTATTTCGACGGCAACTCGCATCAATGGGTGATCGCGGCGCCGATCCCCGATCTCGGCTATTATCTGCAATTGACCGGCGGCACGATGACGGGAAACCTCATCCTCAACGCCGATCCGACAGCGACCAATCAGGCCGCGACCAAGCACTACGTCGATACGCAAGCCGCATTTCCCGAAGCGCCGAATGACGGCTTCGACTACGGCAGAAAAAGTTTAGGATGGGACAAGGTCGTGCCGCTCGCTGGCGGGACGATGACCGGATTGCTGACGCTGAGCGGCGATCCGTCAACAGCCGGTCAGGCTGCAACGAAGAACTACGTTGACACGCACGCGATCACCGACGCGCCGAATGATGGTTTCTTCTACGGCAGATCGTCACTGGCGTGGGGCAAGGTGGTCGCGCTGACGGGCGGCACGATGACCGGCTTGCTGACGCTGTCAGCCGATCCTTCGACGGCGCTGCAGGCGGCGACCAAGCAATACGCCGACACCAAGGCGCCGATCGCATCGCCAGCGTTCACCGGCAATCCGACAGCGCCGACGCAAGCCGTCGATGACAACAGCACCAAGCTTGCGACGACCGCCTATGTCACCAATCAGGCGAGCGCGGCGGGTGACGGCACGCCAGCGATGGATGGCACCGCCGCTCGAGGCGTCGCAACGCATTGGGCACGTGCCGATCATATTCATCCGGCTGACACGACACGAGCTCCAATCGCGTCGCCGACGTTCACGGGCGATCCAAAGGCGCCGACTGCAGCACAAGACGACAACGACACATCGCTTGCCACGACCGCCTATGTGATTGGTCAGGCATCCGCGGCCAACCCGACGATGAACGGGGCGGTTGCGCCGGGTGCGGCGCTGCGATGGTCGCGCGGCGATCACGTGCATCCGATTGACACCTCGCGCGCGCCGACAGTTTCGCCAGCCTTCACCGGGACCGTTGACATTCAGCAAGCGCTGACGGTGTCGGGCGCCATCTCGCCAACATCGCTCGCCGCTAACGTCAACGATTACGCGCCGCCAGGATTTGCGACGGCGTCAGTGCTCCGCATGACAGCGGGCGGCCTATACAACGTCACGGGTCTGGCCGGTGGCAGCAATGGGCGTGTGATCGCGATCTACAACATCGGCACCAATCCGATCACGCTGACCAACGAGGATGCCGCCTCTCTCGCCGCGAACCGTTTTTCGGTCGGCGCGAACGTCTCTCTCGGGGGCTCGCAAGGCCTGACGCTGATCTACGATGCGACGGCGCAACGCTGGCGCATGATCACTGGCAGCGGCAGCGGTGGCGGCGCCGCGGTGTTCACGCAGGACAGCGCGCCAGCGACCACGGTGCCAGCCGGTTCGCTGTGGTGGCAGACATCGACCGGCTTGCTGTTCGTGCTGTTCAACGACGGCAACTCAACGCAGTGGGTGTTCGCCGGAAACATGCTGCCCAATCAGAACCCGACGATGTATGTCGCGGGCGGGCGCTTCCAGATCAACGGTGCCAGCCCGTCCACGTCATGCATCCTCGTGCCCTACGTTGCCGATGCGATGCGCATTCAAGGATTGATCTACTCGATTCCCGGCGCTGGCATTGTCATCACCAATAGCGGACTCACGGCGGGCACGAAATATTACTGTTACGCCTATGTGAGCGGCGGTGCGATTGCGTTGGAATGGTCAACGACCGGGCACGTCACCGACACCACGCCGGGTAATGTCGGCACCGAGATCAAGAGCGGGGATAATTCGCGCACGCTGGTCGGCATGGCGTTCTACACCGCAGCGGCAAACTTCCAAGACACTCAGGCTAATCGTCTCGTGCGCTCTTGGTACAATCGGCCCGTCGCCGGAATGCTGAGCGCCCAGCTTGGCGGGAATACTGGCATCAATGCAACAATGGGCGAAGTTTCGAGCGTCCTTCGCGTGAACTTCGTGGCGTGGGCGGGCGAAACGATTTCATGGCAATCGCAACTCACTCACACCACTTCCACGGCTGGAATCGCTCTCAGTTCTCAACTGTGGCTCGACGGGGCGAACTTCGGCAATGGCAGCGCCATCAATACCGATGGTACCGGGCACGTTCTTCCCATGGGTTCTCCGGTCACTGCGGGTCCAGTCACCGAGGCTTTGACCTTCCACGTGGCGACGATAGCCGCAAGCATCAGCACCGGGTCATGTTCGATGTACACAAACTCGCATCACGCGTTGACGCTTTCGCCATCGTGAGGCCGCATGTTTGATTTTCCAAACAGCCCGAGCGTTGGTCAGGTTTATCCGAACCCCGCGGTGATCGGTCAACCGCAGTGGAAGTGGGATGGATCAGAGTGGGGCCCGGTGGCGCTGTTAGGCGCGCAGGCACCGCTTGGCTGCAAGGTGCAGTTCTTCACCGCGAGCGGCACCTACACGCCATCAATAGGCGCACTGTATGCGGTGATCGAAGGCGTCGGCGGTGGTGGTGGTGGTGGCGGCGTCGCGGGCGTAGTTACAGCGAATGCGAACAACGGCGGCGGTGGCGGCAGCGGCGCAACCTATGCCTGCCGAACACTTACCATTGCACAAATCGGCGGATCGGCGACGGTCACGGTCGGCGCACAAGGCAATGGCGGCGCGAGTGGTGCCAATCCCGGTCAAAACGGCGGCGTGACGAGCGTATCGAGCGCGGGCTATGGCACTATCATTTCCTGTCCCGGTGGTCTTGGCGGCGGTGGCGTCAGCGGTGTCGCTCAGTTCGGAACGGGCGCAAATTCGCCCGGATTTGGAACGGGCGATTTATCGATTCCCGGTGGTCCCGGTAAAAATGCCTTTTATTCGAATGCGCCGGGCACACAGATCATTCTCGCTTGCGGCGATGGCGGTGCATCGGCTTGGGGGTTAGGCGCTAAAACAGCTTCTCCCGGCAACGGTTCAACATCTACTGGTCAGAACGCATCAGGTTACGGCGCGGGCGGTTCGGGTGCGTGCTTCAATTCCGTTGCCGCCAGTGCTCCCGGTGGCAACGGTTACGCTGGCGCGGTGCAGATCACCGAGTACGGCAATTTTGGCGCGGCGTACTCGCCGCCCGTGCGCGGCGCAATAAGCGGCTTGACGCTCTCGACCGCAGGCGGCTCGACCACGATGACGGCGCAGCCGGGTCAGGCAACCGACAGCACGGTCGTCGATAGCATCGCGCTTGGCAGTGCGATCAACAAGACGACCGCCGCATGGGCGGCAGGGTCAGGCGTCGGCGGGCTCGATACCGGCGCGATTGCGAACAACACTTGGTACAAGTTTTTCGCCATCAAGAATCCGGCGACGCAAGCGACCGATCTGACGTTCTCGCTGTCGATGACACCGGCACTGCCGAGCGGCTTCACGCTGCTTCGCTATCTCGGCCAGATGAAGATTGGCGGCGCGGGCAACTGGCTTCCGCAAGTGCAGAACGGAAATGATTTCTGGTGGGTCACTTCGGTGGTCGATGTGAGCGCTGGCGCCCCAGCGAGCGGAGCGCAGAACACTGTCACGCTGGCGAGCGTGCCAACCGGGGTCGCTGTTACTGCGCATCTCCGGGGGAGCGCTGGCTTTGCATCGGGCGGCGGCACGGCGTTGTGGTTGTATCCAACGTTTGCAGCGGCGCGGCCAAGCATTGGGGTCGTCTATAATACGGTTGCAGGCAATGTCAGTTCCGGCAGCGCCGATGTTCTGACCAACACGCTGGCGCAAATCTTCACGCAACTTAGCTATAGCGGCGCGACGACCTACAACGTTGAAGTTCTCGGCTGGACCGATACGCGCGGAAGAGATGCCTGATGGCGATGGATTTCCCCAACACGCCGACAACTGGCGACAAATATCCGACGACGCCCGCGCCGGGTCAGCCGCAGTACACGTGGAACGGCACGATGTGGACGACGCACGGCATCGCGCCGCCAGGGCCCGGTAGAATTCCGGTCTACACCGATGGCTCGAACGCGATGACCGGGCAGTTGACGTTGGTCGGCGATCCCGTCGCAGCAACCAATGCCGCCGACAAGCACTACGTCGATTCGCAGATCACCGGGCTCGCCGCTCAAGGCAATATCCGCTATGACGTGGCGCAGACGTTGACCGGCGCTCAACAGACGCAGGCGCAAGCCAACATTGGAATTCCGACTGTCATTCCATCGGGCACCACGATGGTGTTCTATCAGGCGGCGGCGCCGACGGGATGGACCAAGCAGACCACGCAGAACGACAAGGCGCTGCGCGTCGTCTCTGGATCGGGCGGCGTTGCAGGGGGCACCAATCCGTTCTCGACGGTGATGGCGCAAACCATCACGGGCGATCATACGTTAGCGCGAGCGGAGATTCCGGCTGGCATCCTGTCGAGTGCGACCAATACCATTACGGTCTACATTGCAGGGAGCTCAACCAACTACGCCCCGACGAGTGGGAGCGGTTGGACCGGGATGTACGCTGCTCTCGGTGGTCCAACTTATTACGGCATCTATTCGCCGGGCGCTTCAACCAGTTACGCGAGTTATGGTCAGTACGCGCAAAACATCCAAGTGCAGAGCACCAACACGGGCGGCGGCGCGCACAACCATCCGCTGACGATGGCGATGCAATATTGCGACGTGATCCTGTGTTCGAAGAATTGAGGCAGGCCATGCAAATTCCACACGCAGTTGCCGGTCAGATTTGTCCGCTGCACAAGAAAGACGTGAGCGAAGTGTGCCACACGTGCCCGTGGTTCACCCGCATCATCGGCAAGCATCCGCAGACCGAAGAGATGGTCGATAACTGGCACTGCGCGATTGCAGTGTTGCCGATGCTGTTGGTCGAGAATGCGCAAGTCGGAAGACAGACCGGCGCGGCGGTCGAGAGCATGCGCAATGACGTGGTCCAGAGCGCGAGCGAAATGGTTTCGACGGCGATCCAGATCGGTAGCGCAACTCGGTTGATTGGGAGACACTGATGCGGGTTTCAATATTTACAGGCGAGAACGTCATCATCGTCGATGGCAAGGGCATGGCCTTCAATTGTGAAAGCTTTCGCTCAAGACAGATCAAATCGATCCAGTGGTACGGCAAGCGTGGAGAGATTGAATTTGTTGGCGGTAGCCTGACTCCGATCGGCGAGATTGGCACACAATGGCCCGATGGCTGGTCGCTGCAAGGCTGCATCGACAGGGCCAAGGCATTTGACAAATACCGAGGGCAATAATGCGGGTTTCGATCGCCGCCGCCGACGACATCATCGTGATTGATAAGAAGGTCATGACGGTGGATTGCACGCCGCTGCGCGCGAACCGGATCAGCGCCATCCAGTGGTACGATGATCACGGCGAGATCGAGTTCGAGCGGCACCACAAGCCGAACGAAGTTTTCCACAGCCTCGAGCAATTTCAATCCTTGGTGGATGGCGCCAAGTCAATCCGGTCGCCGAAACCGCCGACGCCGCAAGAGCTCGACGAGATGAACAACCGCTATCTGTTGGAACATCCCGACGCGCGCAGGGCATGGATCGAGCGCGACACCGAAGTGCAGCGACTGTTCGAAGAGGCGATGGCGCATGATCCGCGAGCGGCGCAGGCCATCAACGACAACGCGAAGAAATGAGAAAGTTCAGATGAAATAATCGTCCGGGCAATCGACAAGTTTCAATCCAAACCGTTCCTCCCTGACTTGGGCCCCGCTTCGGCGGGGCTCTTTTTTTTGTGCAAATAAAAGGGCCTGCCGGTTGTTGGTCTTGGGGACAAAGACCGGCAGGCCAAGGTTACGATGCTTTTCTGGTCCGTGTGATCGGACGGCTAACCTTTAATCATGTCACCGCTGGTTTACAACAGGCGCCGATCGGCGTATTCCTGCGTCAAGAAAAGTGAGCGTGTGACGGGCTGTTAGTGTTGGCGCAAAGCCGCGCGTTGCACATCGCTGATCCCAAACCAATGGAGAGCGAAGTGCCAAAGACATTCCCCCTGAAACTGGAAATCGAAGAGTTCGCGCTTGGCGCTGTCCTGCGTCGGTTACATGAGATGCAGGGCATCGCCAAACTCGATCTCGATCTCGGACGCGGCGGCACCAAGCCGATCGCCAAGAGCAACGGCGGCGGCGAAATGCAGTCGCTGGTCATTGCGGCGTTGATGCGCGGCCAGATGAACGTCGAGCAATTGACGAACACGACCGGGCTCGACAAGAAAAAGGTTTACGGTGTGGTGCATAACCTCAAGCAAAAGAAGGTCATCAAGCTTGCGGGTAAGGGCGTCTATGTTCTCTCCGACAGAGCCAAGCAGGCCGCCGCGTCACCGCCGCTCGCCTTGCCAGCGCCTACAAAACGAGGGCCAGCCGGTCGCGCCTCGCCCGGTGAAACGGGGCGTGTCGTCGTTGCCATCCTCTCACAGCATGGGCCATCGCGGCCCGTGGAGATCGCCGCCCAACTCGGCGAACACGGCGTCTCGCACAAGTCGCTCAGTGGCGTGCTGGCTCGCGCGCTCCGTGACGGCCTCGTCAAGCGAACCAATGGCGTGTACTCGCTGACGGCCAAGGCGACGAAGGAGTCGGCGTGATGGCAGAATTCAGAACATTGCGCACCTATCGGTTTATCGACAAAGACCCGGTCTGCGATGAACTGCGCACGCTGGTCGAGGATCGCGGACTGATGGAGCAATTGGGCCGCGTGGCGGAATTGGCGGGCGTCGCCCCGACGACGGTCCAGAACCTTTTCAATGGCGAAACCCGCAGGCCGCAGAACCGAACCGTGATGGGCGTTGCGACAAGCATCGGGTACTTACGCAAATGGGTCTCGGCTGACTTCAATCTTGAGGAAGAGCTCAAGGCAGCGCGGACGTGGAACGCGAAAGAGAAAAAGCGTGTGGCGGCGCTGCGCGCCAAAGACAAGCCAAGGAAGCGAAAATGACGGCAAAGAAACGCGTCGGCAACAAGCTGGCAATTCAGGCCTTCATTCACTGCGGCCTGTGCCTGCAGGAAATGCCCGAAGGTACGTCGCCGCAGCAATGGTCGCGGATCGACGTTGGCTGGACGCCGTATGGCCTGCAAATTTGGTGCAGACGACACAACGTTAATATGTGCCACATCGATTTCGAAGGCGCGCAGCATCCCGCCGACACCACGAGGAAGAAGACATGAGGCAGCAAGTTACCAAGGAAGAGTTCGACGCTTTCATCGCGGCATATCCCAGCAAGCTGAACAAGAGCGTCGCCACAGCAGGAGAGCCGCCTTATCTGGCGTACTTCAATTCGGAGAGAATTGTCGCAACCATCGTGCTGAACGAAGTCAGCTACCCGAACGAGGACGGCTCCAAAAACCCAAACGAGTATTTCATCCATGAGTGAAAAAGACCTTCGCAACCTGATCGAATACGCCTCAAACTTCGCCGAGGGGGCGATGAAGCTGCATGGCAACGTCGCGCCGATCTGGCACATGATCACGAGCAACGGTCAAGAGATCGTCGAGCTCACACCGCAAACTGAAAGCAAGGACTACGCGATGGCGATGATCCGCGCCTTGATGGAGATCGAACACGTGGTGCGCTACGTCTATTTCGCCGAGGCATGGATGCTCGATTTCAAAAAGTCGGATGGGCGACCGACTCAGGAAGAGTTGGACCGGATCATGCAAGATGGTGCAAGCCAGCATCCCGATCGCATCGAATGCGTGGTGTTCCAAGCCGAGGATAACGAGTGCGGTATGCTCAGCGGTCATCGCAAGATCATTCGCGATGGCAAACATCGTCCGCGCCTTGGCCCGCTGGAATACATGCCGCGCCACACTGAGTCCACGGGCCGCATGGTCGGCCTGTTGCCAAAGCCAGAGGGCAGACTGCAATGAACCGCAAGGGTTGGCCGCAATATTACGTTCTCTGCGGTCACACGCCGATCGCGGCAGATACGTCGATGTGGGAGCATGCAGTCGCAAAGCGAACAGAGGGATGTGCGGCAGGCAATGATCCGTTTCGCGTGGCGCGTACTCAGATCAACGACAGGTGTGCCGTGTCAACGGTGTTTCTCGGGCTTGATCACAATTGGGGCGATGGCGATCCAATCCTATTCGAGACCATGATCTTCGGCGGCCCGCTCGATCAGGAGACGTGGCGCTATGTGACTTGGGAGCAGGCCGAACGCGGCCACGAGAACGCGGTGACAGAGGCACGCGAGGCATGTGCACAGATTGACGCTATCGCCGACAATGCGGGAGCGAAGCAATGACTGTCAGCGAAGAGACTTACGCGATCCTGCAATGGCTCAAGCGAAACGCCAGCGCGGAAACCAATCCGGTGAGGCGAAACGCCTTCGTCGAGGCCTACAACGCGGCACTCAAGATCGTGGCAGCGAAACGGTTCGAGGACGACAGAAAGGAAAGAGAGCGATGACCGTCATCAGCCTCATCCTTCATCTGGCTCGGCCTGTTCGTGATCGGCTGGGCTATCAGTGAACGCTATCTCAGGGGTGGGAAATGAAGGACGTTATCTTAGGTGCGGTTGCTGGCATGATCGTCGGCGCGATGATCTTCATGATGACTGCCGGATGCGCGCATGGTGCCGAACAACAGCGCCGGTTCTATGACGATCGTGGCCGCAGCGTCGGCACGAGCTCGACCGACAGCCAAGGCAACACCACGTTCCGTGATGCGCGCGGCAAAGTGATTGGAAAGGCCAGCAAATGAAACTCGATCCCAATTTCCTCGAAAACTATCGCGGCTATGTCATCGACTATAGCCCGGAGCATCCCGGCTATCGGGTGCTCAATGCCAAAGGCGAGATCGTCGCCGAGATTGAAAGCTACGACGGGGCGATGCGCTGGATCGAAGATCGAAACAGGCGCGACATGGTGGCTGAATGAGCGTCAGCCTGATTCCGGCAATCACAGTAGCAGCGTGGGTCATCTGCGGATTGATCGCGTGGCTGGAAAATATCGTCGATTGGGAATTGCGATGCTTTCATTTTCAGTGGCGGCGCGATCTGGCGATGATCCCGCATTGCGTGGCGTTAGGACCGATCGCGCTGTTGATCAACCGGAGTCACCGGGATTGAAAGCTTGCGATGACCGACGTTGAATTCTTCTATGTACTGAGCTCGGCGACCGCGATTGCTGTGATGGCGCTGTTCATTATTTGGGAACACTTCGATGAGCCGGGCAAAAGATGATGGCGTCCTGATCATTTCCAATCTCGATTTCGGCGACAACACTTTCGACAGCGACCGGGGAAGCTGGAACGTTACGCGCGCCTTGCGCGACTGTTTGGCAGGGCAGCACGGCGCCAGTTATGCCTTCCAAGTGGCCGAAATGATGCCAAATATAGCCAATGTAGACATTGACGAGGCAAAAGTTGCCGCTATGTTGACGGATAAGGATCGCTTACTTGCCAGCCCGCCGCTGGTCTTTGTCGAGGACGAAGGCAAGATTTGGCTGATCGACGGACACCACAGATTGCACGCCATGGCGCGGCTCGGGTATGCGGAGTTGGCTGGCTATGTGATCGAATCCCGTAACGCAGAGCGATATCGCGTGCTGTTCAACGGCAGGCGCATCGCCCCATGGTACGAGAAAAGGCGAAGGAAATGAGCAAGAAACAGGACGCGGCCATCGCCAAGATCAAGGGCGAACGCGGACTTTCGGTCAGGATCGCGGAGGCTCTGAAAATTAGAAAGGCGGCGGTTTATCAGTGGCGAAGAGTGCCGCCTTCCCGTGTGCAACGCGTAGCCGAAATCATTGACATGCCGCCCGAAAAAATCCGTCCCGACATTTTCCGAAAGTGAGTTGCTGAACCCGCCAGTCATGCTGGGAGTTACGGGGAACGCAAGAGTGGCCTAGCCTACGATCCGAAAACTCCGGGGAGGCTAGGCGCTCACATGAGGTCGCTGCGTGTGACCGCCCCGTCACCCCTGCGCAGCGTCGCGTGAGAGGCTCCCCGATCGGTCGAACGTTCCGCGTAGGCCGATCGGTGGGGCCTCTCTGCTTTAGCACGAATAAGCCGCATGTGTGGCAGCATTGCACTAGCGTTCCCCTTGCTTCCCTCCCAATGATTGCCGTGCCCAACGGACACGGAGAATCAGATGATGCGGTTCTTGATGGCTGGCCTCGCCTTGATGGCGGCGAGCGCGCCAGCGTTTGCACAAACAGCAACGGCGGTCGGCACCGGCACGAGTACGAGCACGAGCACGGCGCGATCTCAATCGGTGGCGATCGGCGGCGGCAATGCCGTATCGCAAGGCGGCAAAGGTGTCGGCGTTTCTGCGGTGACGCTCAACAGCAACGTGCCGAGTGATCAGACGCTGCGCAACGTGCCCACTGCGTTCGCGCCAGGTTTGACTTCCGCAGGATTGGAAACTTGCCTTGGTTCGGTTTCCGGCGGCGGTTCATGGGTCGGCACCGGCTTCAGCTTCGGCTCGACCATTCCCGATCCCGGCTGTGCGGCACGGCTCGATGCGCGCACATTGTGGAGCATGGGACTGAAAAAGGCGGCGGTGATCCGGCTGTGCCTGATGCCGGAAATTTACAGGTCGATGTCCGAGGTCTGCGTGCTGTATATGCCGCGCGATCCCGGTTACGTCGGCGGCGCCTATCTGCAGGCCAGCGCGGAAGCTGCAGACGGCTCGATCGAATTGGTGGATGGAAAAACCGGCAAGATCAGAATGTGCAGGGAGTATGACTCGCCGAAACAGAAATGTCGTCATTGGGTCCGTTGAACCAATGGTTCGGTTCTGCGTACCTAATCAGTGGCCTCAAACCGGGGCGCAACCAAAAGGGATCGATGATGAAACGATTTATTGTCAGTGCAGCGTCTGTTCTGATCGCACTCGCGGCGATCGCGCCAGCCAAGGCGGCTTCGAGCGTCAGCTTTGGCACCGGCTTTAATGTTGGTCATGTTCAGACCGCGACCGGCGCCGCCTCGACGGGCACGGCGGCTGCGGGCTCGATCGCGACCGGGACCAACACGTCGCTCGGTGCGGGCATTGCGACCGTGACACCGGCTGGCTCGCTGAGCTCGGCGGTCGGCGCTTCGGCTGGTCAGAGCAACGCCGCAAGCGGTGCGCTGTCGATCGGCAACGGCGCGGCGGCTTCCGGCGCCCTGTCCAACAATGCCGGGATCGGCGTCGGCGTCGGCTTCACGAATACGATGCCTTGAGATTGATTTTTTTCAATCCGAAAACTCCCGTAGGAGTTTCCGAAAAAGCCAAGGCCGGGGCGGTTCCATC